AGGATCGTTGATATGACATTCGAACATCAGTATAACCTGCTGATGCCTTACCCCAACATTGAATCGTCTACCCTGTCTCAAAAACGCCCTTGGGTAATTCAATGTATACGAGACGTTAATCAACTCCAGCGTAGCATACATGCTATCCTGTCTCATGAATCGTCCCATGGGAGGCATCTCTCCATATCCAGCAGAGAGGCCATCCGGTTCGATCATTGACAAGGCGCGAATGTTAGCCTCGTTGATTCTATTCAACGTACACGTAATATAGGCAATCGATCCTAAGTATTGTACGTCAGATGGGACGCTAGCACCACCACCGAAAGCATCGTTTTGCACATTCTCCCACTGAGGCCGTTCATCAATCATGATCCGGTCTTCAGCGTAGCCTAATGCTAGTGCATCGTACTGAACGAGTGTTGCACCAGTACTGTAGTGAGCGTAAGTGGTTGGGATTCCCGCAAAGGCCATGTATCACTCTTTTTTCTATCAGGAAGTGCAGGGATCGTCTGCTGCAGCGTATGTAAACAGTTCCATATCACATGGATCAGTGATGTGACATTCGAACATCAGCATGACCTGTTGGTGCCTTACCCCAACATTGAATTTTCTGCCTTGCCTAAGAAATGCCACTTGGTACTTTAGGGTGTATTTCTTGTTTACAAGCCACAATGTGTCATACATTGTATCTTGTCTCATGAAGCGACCCATCGGTGGAAGCTTTCCGTCTGTGGCTGTTCCAGTGGTGGGGTACTCAAGTCTTGACAGGCCCCGGATGTTAGCTTCGACAAACCTGTTTAGAGTGCAGGTCACATAGGCAATTGATCCAAGGTATTGAACGTCAGAAGGTACTCCAGCGCCGCCACCAAAGGCATCATTCTTAATGTCTTCCCATTGTGGTCGCTCATCGATCATGATGCGATCTTCGGCGTAGCCTAGCTTCTCGTTTACAGTAAGATCCGTTGGACCATTTGGTCCGTACAGCACGAGTGTTGCACCAGTACTGTAGTGAGCGTAAGTGGTTGGGATTCCCGCAAAGGCCATGTGGCTATCTCCTTAGCTGCGATCCGTAGGAAGACGAGTGTCCCAGTTAGGGAAGTGCCTCATCATTTGATTCGGAAGTAGGTTGAGTTCGGTGTATTCAACTACAGTCGGACCTTCAGTACTGGCAATCGCTGCATTGGCAGCAGAGTTGTCGCTCATGTTGAACAGGTTCTTGCCAGTGCGGAGGTCTTCAAGGTATCCCTTCGCCTGCGCCGCATAAGCCTGTGCCTGTTCAATGTGATATCCAGGCCGTCTCTCAAAGAGATCGGCCATGGCAATAGTACAAACAACCTTCTTCAAGAAGGCTTGTGAGTTTCCAGTCAGTGCGGCAAGATCGGCAGGTAAGTATCTCTTACCGCAGAGCATGGCAGCCTCTACCTGTCCTGATGCATCCTCCAGAATAGCCGAAAGGTTGGTACTAGCCAACAATTCGGCGTCTGTAGGAGGCTCGTCCGTATCGAACGCCAACTCGCCCACCGTGCGTTTATCACGGCGGGTAATCAGATCAGTAATAGAAGCGTAAGCTGCCATGGTTAGCTGCTGGAGCTGCTGGCCTCGGTCGTACCACGGAACCAGAACCCACTCACCGGGGCAGTCATAATCGGGTCAAAATGGTCCACGACTCTGTGGTCCCAACGTCGATTATCCACGTCCTGCTTGGTTTCGACCGTCATCTCTTCCTTGAAGAAGAGCGTAACAGTAGAGAAGCTAGGACCGCCACCGGCAACCGCTTCGATACCACCAGGACGCGCCAGCAAGAAGACGTCGCCATCGGACATGGCAAAGTCGTCGCTGGTCGTGGTAGCGCCACGTTCGGTCGTGACCTTCACGGTCTCTTCCAGCAGCACGGGGATACCGTACAGCTTGGAAGGCAAGCCGAACATGTCCATGCCCCACTTCGAACCCTCGACGATATCGGGAGACGAAGGTTGCTGCTTAACGAACTCGACGATTTCCTGCGACAGGGCAATCTTCGAAGCCGTAACCGGGCTCATGACCAACTGTAAGTCATTGAACCGGACGACGCCACGAGTGGCCTTCAAGATCGTTCGGACAGCATACTGCAACGAACGCTTGATGTCCTGCAAGGCACTCGTCGAGGCCTCCCAGGTATACCCGCCGTTACCAGTGATGTTCTCGACCCACGCAACGTGATTCGAATCCCAGTTGGCAACAGTCGTCAACTGCTGCAGGACCTTCACGGTGCGAGCAGTCATCGCCTTCTGGGCGTTGAACATCTTGTGAACGCCTTCGATGTCCCAGTCGGCCTCTTCCATAGCCAACTGTCCGAGCTGCATCGGATACGCATACCGCGTGCAGCGATACGATTCGTACCGAAATTCCTCGGTATGGGTACGCTTCGGAGCGTCACCGCCATCGGGCCATACATAATCGCTGAGGTTCGCGTCCAGGATGCGGGCGCACTCGTCAGCTTTGATACGCAAGAACAGACCTGTGCTCTTCGTGACAGGTCGGTACTGAGCGTACTTAGCCAACGCGAACCGAGACGGATCTCGGCTGAACGTGATGATCAGATTCCCAGTAGCGTCGGGGTTCTGAACGTAGGTGTTGTATGCACCGGGGAGTGCATAGGTGCCAGTCTGCAGAGGCATGTTTTCTTCTCCTTTGGATCGTGACTCGCGCCTCCGCTGTTAGGATGGCACCGTCTATGGAATTAGTTACGCATTCTTCTGGTAGCACATGACCTGAATCCAGGCGTCATCGCCGGAATCCACAGCCTTTTGGCAGATGCCCGCAACGTAGTTTCCAGCCGTCGCAACCATCGCCACGCCATTGGTGCCCGCCATGACTTCGCAACCGTCCGTCAAGGCTTCGCCAGCTTCAACTTCACACACATCGCCCAGGCCGTGGATACGGACAGGCTCTCCTTCGAGGGCCGCATAAGCCGTGGACACGCTGGGAATCGGGGCTTCGCGAGTCCCGTTGACCGTCACGCCAACAGGCGTCGAAGAGCCTGCATCGGACATGAGGACCGAGTTTCCTTCGGTGGTGTCGCGCTTGACAATCCTCTTGGGATACAAGTCTTCGCCAGCCACATAGTTCGGGTTGATCAGAGGCATGTTCTAAAACTCCTTCAGTTGGGGAAATGAGCCGGACAAGTGGCCGGTATTAACCTGCAAGTTCTTGACGTGCCAGTTCCTTGGCCTCGTTGTACGTGATCTGTTCGCCCTTGTTTCGCTTTTCCGTAGCGATCTGGACGGCACGCTGATTGATCTGCTTGGACTGAGCGTACTTCTCAGGGGTATCGCTCTCCATCTTCGGGGCGTCACCGCTCGGAATGTACACAGCCGCCTTCTGAGCCTTCGCAGCAAACCGCTCCAGGTCGCCAATGTACTTGTTGAACTGGGCGTCGGTCATGTCGGCCTTCTGCGAGTACAAGCATCGCGTGCCCTCTTCATCGACGTCAATGAAGTCGCCAAACTTCTCTCGCAGACTCAGTAAACGTCCTCTTCGGGCGTGATCAGCATTGATCCGCTCCAAAGACTGCAGCCTGCCATGCAGCTTGGACATGTCCTTCAGTGCCTCGTCGTGAGAACGCTGCAGAGCAGCATACTTCTCGACGGTAGCTTCGTGCGACTTCTGGAGCTGGGTGTACCGCTCCAAAACTCCATTACCGTTGCTCATGGAAAATCTCTCCTCGTCTTCATCGGGTTCCGGGGCTTCTTCCTCTTCATCACCGGCAGGCAACTCTGCCCCCGGTTCCTCGTCTTCAGTCTGGTCGGCCATGGCAGCTTCGTCACCGCCAAGTTCACCGCCCATGTCTTCACCGCCAAAATCTTCGGGAGCCTCTTCCATGCCCCCAAGATCCTCGCCTTCTCCAGGCACTCCCTCGTCGAATTCACTGTCAATGTCGTCGCTGGGAGGTGCTCCAGCACCTTCTTGCGTATCAACAAACGACGCCATCTTCTGAAACAGTTCAGTACTGAACAACGCTTCAATGATCTCTCGCAGGTCTTCCGGTGCCAGTCGGGCCATTTCTTCTTCTCCTTGGGATTGGGTTGTTGCCGTGCCCTCTGGCTCGGCTGAATAGCCCTCCCACTCGACTGGCTGCGTCGATGGTCGAGCATTGGTTCGTTCATCAGTTCTCATGTACGGCTTTTTGTAAAAGAGCCGTTGCTGTCCTGGCGATGGACGAGGGGCGACATGTTTTGGCAATGGATCAACAGGTGGTGTTTCGTATGGCTGTTTTCCAATATCGTCGCCAGAAGCAATTAAGGCAGCATCGTCTTGATCTCGAATGAACGCCTTCCGATTAGCTCGTCTTTTTTGAACTGATCCAGCGCCTTGATACGCATACTTCTCAGGCTTTTTCATCTTCTCAGTCCCCATGTACTCGTTTGATTGTGGCGACACATTTGGATTGGGCTTCTTGCCATTCTTTTTCTTCTTCTGAGCTTTCAATCCGTCGTCGATCTTGTCCTTCTTGAACTCTTCGTCAACGATCTTTTGCTCTTTCCCAGGTGTTCTTTTCTTCTTGGGCTTCTTAGATCCGCCCATGGACTGGACAAAGGTATTTCCTGCAGCAGGGGCAGTATAGGCTCCAGCGGCGCAGGAATATCTTTCCACTGTCGCGCCCTGATACTCAAATGTCGAGTACCTCTGAGGCAAAGGCAATCTAGGGGCTTCTGCGCCAATGGCAGCAATCGGGTCAAAGTGCGCACGCCCGTCTTTGAACGTCCATAGCTCAACTGACCGTCTTGGCTTCTGTTCCAGCGTCTCGGCAGCCTTTTTGAGCTGATATTCGTCGTGAAAAATGGCCCATCTTGGTTTTTTTCGACCAATCAGGCCAAGTCGGTAGTTTCCAGCATATCCGCAGATCGCTGGGTCACGCTGTCTCGGGTCATCTGGGTCAGAAGTATGACCGTCAGATATGGCAGGGAAGTGTCCAACGTCTGAAATCCGCTCATTATTCCCTCTGACGATCTTCACAAGCTCGCCAAGGTCGTATTTTCGGTGCTCACCCTTGGCTGTCGTCGTCTCATGCTCGGCAAAAACGCAAACATTCGGTACGACTTGGTATTTGTTGGGCGAAAACTTCTTCGCGGCGACTTTCTCTTCGTCAGTCGGGCCTCTATGCCTCTTCCACGTTGTCCAAACAGCTTCGTTGAAGTCATCTGGGTCCATTCCCTGGACAGTTTTGGCGCATCGAACAGTATATCGTTCGAGATCTTCGTCCTGTTCGGGAATTGGAAAGCTATTCATTGTCAGATGTGTCCAATGACCTTGAATCGGTCAGTCACTCGTGTTCCGTCGGTATCTTGTGTAGCGTGCGCGTGTTGTAGACGGCCCTTGACGAAGTTAAACTCTATCGCGCCATCCAAGTACGCCTTGTCTTCGCTGTCATACCTATCAAGCTTATCAAGGATCTCATCTCGAAAAATGGCATACCTCTGATCCATGAGATCCTTGTTCGCAAGTCGGTGTCGAGATGGACGCGTAGTCATAATAATGATTCTGATGAAGCTCTAAAGCCTAGTCAATGCTGATGTTAGGCATTAGTTCTAACTATTTTGTAATTGCCCCCTGTTCTTACCATCTTTTGTCCGTAGTATTGTTGATGGAGAGCGGAATAGAGGTCATGTTGAAGACTGTGGTAGCGAGCGGAGAATAGAGTTGGCGATGGTTGAGTGATTTTCTTTTGTGGGGCCAATGCCAAATCAATATCCTCGTCCAATGTTGTTGAAGGCGGCATCATTGGCCTTGATCTGTCTTTGAGCACTTCGGCCAGCTTGACCAATCCTTGTCTGATTTTGCTAGACGTGTATCCACCTTGTTTTCCCTTGGACTGAACCAAAAATCGAGCAAGTTTTTGTCCAAGCGGAGACAGGCTGGCAGTGCCTCCAGCGAACAATGATTTTTGTTTTAAGGCGTCTTCAAGGGTTGCTTCAGACTTGATTCCTGGGTTCTCTACAAGGTACGACACAGCCTCTTGAAGAGAATCTGACACATTGATTCCCTTGTTCTTCGGAGACTTTTCGTATTGTCTGATTGAAATTAATTGAGGAATAGCACCTTCGATACCGCCTTTAAGACTCTTGTATGATTCGCCTAGCCTTTCCATCAGTTTTACATCCATGAACTTTGACAGAAGCATATTGCTAACAAGTTCTTTCCCTGAGCTAGTAAGTCCTCCTTTTGGCGTGAAGTAGTAGTCTCTTTCCTCGCCTCCCATTCCTGCGTATATATCTCTAAGTACTGGGTGGGAGTCGTTTTTGCTTAGCATTTCACTGACTGTTTCGTCTTCTCCGGTCTTCAGTGACGCGAGAGTTTCGTTAGTAATGAGATGTTTGTTTGCCGCGCCGTCTCTTACTGGGTTTTCACGGTGCGTCGGAGGCTTGTTTCCAATACGGGCAAATACATTAGCTTCTTTCGAGCTTGGGTCCATGTCAACAATTCGCACTAGCACTGGCGCAGACATGCCTTCTATCTTAGCTGGATCTATTCCGTATTCACTGGCCTTAGATTTGAGATGATCTTTGTACCACTGATATTGTCCCTTGTGATATGATAGCTGAAGAGTCATAGCCCGTCCGTTGCCGTTGATTACGTATCCGTTGGGGCTAACTGATGGAGGACCACTGGTTGCGTCTGGATGAGTTGACACAAAGTATTCAGGAACCCTTTGACTTTCGTATTCCCTGACCTTGGCGTCGTTCGAGTTGCCAGTCTTGTATTCACGGGGCTGGAGGTTTTTGGGATAGTGTTCTACTGGTAAGGCAGCTCCCGTTCTGTATTCATGCGATGCATGGATATCATTTAAGTCCATGATGGCGTATTGAGCTGGGATGCTTCCTTTTTGTGTAATGATGGAAGTCTTATCGCCAGCGACATGCTTGAACGTCCCTTGCGGCGCAGGCATTGTCTGAGCAAGCTCTCCTCTTTGCTCTGGAGAGTAAGACGGAGCAGGTCGCGATGATGGTTCTGCAGTCTTTTTTCTTGTTTTGGCAACTGTCTGTCCAGTCTGTCTACCTTCCTTCCTTGCTCTCTCTTCAGCAACTCGTCGCTGGTTAAAGAGAAACTCCTTCTCGATCCTGTTAGCCCTAGTCTCTTCTCGCATCTTTTGTTGTTCAGGAGTCAGAGCTGGCTCCTTGAGTTTTTTTTCAGGACCCTTCTCTGCTTTCAAGAACTGATCCAAGATGTCAGGCTTGGCTTTTTTGGTCGGTTGTTTTCCGCGACTCACAAGTGACGGCTTACGATGCCTCCCAGCTAAAAGCTGCCAAGCTGAAGGTTGCGCAGTACCAGTAGGATAGCTAGTAGGGATCGGTTTAGATGTCGGAACCACAATAGATGGTACTGGTTGTGATTGTACTACTGGATCAGGACTGGTCCCTGGTTCAGGGTAGCTGGTACTTTTTTTTTGAGGTGGTGCTTTTTGAGGTGGTGCAATCTTAGTTGCAATACCTCTCAATGCACCGGCTAGGCTAGAACGAAAACCGTATTTTTCCGGTTTGCCTCTGGCAGTGAATAGCTCTTTCTGCCCTTGGCTTACCGCAGTCCTTTTCTTTCTTTTTGTTGGAGCTGCAATAGGACTGGATACTTTAGGCGGCAGAATGACAGCAGTAGACTTCACCTCTTCTTGAGATCGAGGAGCTGTTGCTTCAATCTTGGCTCGCCATGCTTCTTTAGTTTCTTCAGTTCCTTCTGGAGTTAGTTCGATCGTGTCCTTTCTTGAAACAGGTTTTTTTCCAAATAGAGAAGGTTGTTCTGAAGTTTCGCCAATAGCCCCTGTTGAGGCTTGTAATGGTTTTACAACCGAAGGCTTTCCAGTTGGTTTTTTCCTAGTTTCTGGCAGTAGACCCTGTTTGAACTTTCTTTGTCTTATAGGCTCCAACAGAACAGGTCTAAGATGTTTTGCACCAGCATTAACGTAAGCCTGAAATTGAGCTGAAGCTTCTTCAGGTGAGTTAACCACAATGACTTCTTGTGGCTTTCCAGCAGAGTTAATCAAGTCTTTGTGGCGATAGAAATCGCCAATGGTATCGACGCCCATGTACCGCTCGCCTTTCACTCGCCTTCCATCTCTGTTGTCTGAAGTGAGATTCGCTGCAATCTCTGGCGTCAAATCTTTTTTCAAGATGATGTACTTGTCGTCTCCGTGTGTACTGTCAAGCTTTGAATGTCCAATCCTGTCAAGCTCATTCTCTCTACGGCACTTCTTGAAGGCTTGGACTATTTCAAGGTCGGTTTGTGCCATGTCTGGCGCAAGAAGTAGTGACTTAATCTTCCCTTTTATCTTGTCAATAATCTTCTTAACCTGCGTGTGAGAGATAGTTCCAGTCATTGACCCTTTTCTCTTGAAGTAGTCAATGACTTTCTGTCTTAGCTGGGGGTTTGCACCAAGCCGAATGTTCGGATCAGGACTGTTGGCTTGTTCTTGAATTTCAGGACTGTCCTTGTCCGCGCTGAGCATTTTGGCGATTCGACCGTAGGAGACTCCGTTCATGTGATTTGCCATCATCCATCGGATGTAGTCAGGCTGATTGTCAAGGTATTTTCGAAGCCTCTGAACATTCTCTTTTTTCTGAACCTTTTCATAGGGCTGCTCTTCTTTCGATACCGCTTGTCCTTCGACTACTCCAGGAACGCCTTCTTCCTTTATTCCGCCACCTTCACCTACAGATTCAACCCTCATTCCCTTACGATAGCTTCTCGATGGAAGCATTCGAGAGAATCCCCAGAGCCAGTTGGAAAAAGACCCCTTTGCCGGATTGAATGTCTTGTGTTTTACAAGGGATTCTATTACGTGCTCTCTTAGCATGTCAGCCAAGTCTACATTCCTTTGGTTTTGAGCTGGTATGCCAGTTGTTTTTGCAACGATAGCGTTAAAGATGCTTCTAGGATTCTTGGTGTCACTTGAAACGTACCTGTTAAAAAGCTCCTCTCCGGCTGCTTGGTCTCCATTTTGATACAAGACAGCCAAGTCCTCGTCGGATCGCTCTGTATTAACATCTGGCTTTTGTCTGACGGGTTTTGGTCCGACCGGATGCTTTGCCTCCCCTTCTACTGGTTCATCAATACCAAATTGCGACCTGATTTCGTCAAATCCAATTTTTGGCATTCCCTTGGATTTCTTAACCTCGCTCTTGATCGGGCTTTTAGACTTTGTGGCGTACTTTAACGGCCTGATACCGCCAGATAGTTTTTTTGCGATCGACTGCGCAAACTGGCCTTTTTGACCGCGAGGCTGGCCAGAAGACGGAGTGACGTCTTGATTGAGCATCTCCGTCATCTCAGTCATGCCTTTGATTGGGCCTTTTTCATTGTCTTCATGCAGGCGATACTGTGGTCCACCATATCGCTCTACAACTGCGTCAGCAAACGACTGGGCAAATGACTCCAGT